GGGGCTGTTAGGAACTTACCTTAGTCCAACTGTGGACGTCAGGGGTTTTCCTTCCAGCTAAAGTGCTGTTTAAAAGAGTGTAGTGTGGTTACATGAGGTAGATGTTGCCATTTTACAACTCTTCAAATAAATAAACAATAAATAAATAAATAAATAAATAAATTAACTAACTAATCATATCTACATAAGGGCTCTACGGTTATTAGACTTCAGCCACATAGTGGCATTCACTCCCTCACACCGATACAAGCCATCATTAGTACCTTTAACCTCCTAAGAACTATGTTCACTATAGGGCCCAGATTGTACCTCTCAGTCCCCACATAGCTCGTTAGTGTCCTCTTGTTTAGCATCAATTCTTCATAGTGTTTACCTTGCAAAGTATGCCCCTTACCTGGTACATAGGTTCTGAGTGTTTTGCTGCTCACTAGCCTATCTGCATTAACTAACCAGTTGCCTTCACTAGCACCAGTATTCACGCAGTCCTGTAACAACCTCTTGCTAGTGTGTCTGGTCCATATCCCAAGAGTAGTCATACTCAAATTTAGTTGGGCTAGCTTCTCAAAGCCCGTTCTTTTTAGATCTTGTAAGTTGTGGCCAATAACTTCCTTATATGCACTGATTGGATCCCCTTCGTAGTAATAAGTTGTCGCCTTGCTTGGCTTCACTTCTGGCTCAGTAGACAACGTGAGCAAGCAAATCCTCCTAACCAAGGGGTTCCATGAGTACATCAATAGAAAACTGAACGCAACGGCTTTTTCATATGCCGTTGTCCCTCTTTCTCCACTAGAGTCCAACCTGGTTGCCATCTTTGCCAGTATAGTAGCTGTGTTTCTACCTGGCATGTAACTAGATGTGTTATCTGACCACCTTACTTGTATTGGAGTGTGTGAGCAGAATTCTATATCATCAAATTTATAAGCCACTTTCATATAGTCTCCTTCTGTTATTTTCTGGGGCTTGCCTGCTTCATACAGTATCTGAACTCCCCTACTTGCAAATTTTTCTCCAAGGGCTCTCTCAGTTATTAGGAAGCCATCATCACCACAGACATGTATCTTGGCAACTCTATTGAAACTTTTGTAGGGCACCCCTGTGGCCTCACAGAAGGCGTATATCATAGTCAGGACGTTCAGCATGCTATTACCTGCACTTGTGTCTGGCTGTCCACTACCTCTCTGGCCATTTCTGATGTACACTTCCCCGTCAGCTGTGATCACTGGCACTTCCACCATATGCTGGGTGATTGTGTCTATAAATCTGTGCCACTCTTTCTTGAAATAGTATTTCTGTATCTCTCCGATCAACTCAAGATCCTTGGTAGTTACTTGTGTGTCCCATGCTTTTGTGTCAAAACTTACGGCCACTGGGTTGTGGAACTGGTCCCACTCTTTCTTTACCTTGTCAAAGACCTCAAACAAGGGCGTCTTGCCTTCATACCCAGGTATTACCACCGGCTTCTGTTTCACCCACTTATACATCACTTTTGTGATTGCCAGTCTGACTTTAGCCTCTGGGTACTGTATCACCCTCGGTTTCTTCTCTTCCACGTAGTCACCTGCTTCCCAGTCGTCGTTCACGTCTCTCTTCTCATTCTTTGGGATTGCTGTCTCGTAGTATTTGATATGTTTCCCTGATTTTAGGTCTTTAATTAACCTCTCTACCTTCTCCTTTTCAGTGTTCAAAACTTCTCCTATGTTTTTATGCTCGAAGAATCCAGCAGCACCCTTTCGGTTTACTCCACGTTCTAGTTCTTCCCATTCTACAGCATCATATGTTTGTGCCAAATCATTTTTCTTCAGGGTGTTGAATATTTCCAGCAGCTTGCCGTGTAGGCCTGGGGTTTGCAAGTTTTCCCTCTTGTCTATCTTATCTCTTATAGCCTGGTGGAAACTGGTGGTGTCAGTTTGAGCTCTCACTACCGGTAATCTTTCTAGCCTAATCCCCACTGCCGTCATGGTAGAGCCTATAATCTTGTTGTACACGTTGTGCTTGTGGCCTTCCCTCTGGAGCTGTTCAGCTACTCTCCCTGGGTTCAGGATATGCTTTGTCCTCAGGTTTCCTTGGTGTTTTACTTTACCGACGATCCAATTGTTGTGCTCTCTTAAGCCCGAGCCCCCGTGTAGTGTTTTCATCCCGTGTTCCTCCAGTAGGTCTTTGAGTTTGACATAAGCTTCATAGGGGTGGGTTTTCACTCTTTTGGCCGGTATTGTCCCTAAGAATACATTACAGCTGGTTGGCATCCAGTTGCCCTGGGCCAATTGGTATGCGGTGACCATGTGCTCGGACCTCATCTGTTTCCCAGGCGGGCATCGAAGCATGAGCTCTTCGAACAGAGGGGTCAAGTTGTTGTGCTTGTTCTCTACTTGCATAATCCAATTACTCAACTTCATTGTATAAGCTTTCGACCCTGCCTGCCTCACTATCTTTGTGGAGTCGGTGGCACCCAGTAATTTTGCTTTCTCCCTTATAGTGGTGACGTCCCCTACTAGGTGGTATTTATCCTGTTTTATGGTGGCTTCAAGAAACAATGGTTCTTCTGCTGTAAACCAGTCAGGCAACTCTACCAGCCCTGATTCCGGATGGAGCAACCTCATTGCTTCTGCTTTCGTTAGATCTTTTGGTTTTGGTCTCCCCAGGCTTAGAGCCTCCAGGGTCTCTCTAGTAAGGAATGTACCTTTGTAGTCCACGTATCTCAGTAGGTCTACTTCCACCTCGGCCAAGGCTACAACCAAAGCCTTCCCTTCTCTCAGCAAATTTCTTACTTCCACTGGGTTGTCCCCCTTGTAGACCCTCACATTTTTTGCAGTCTTTACCCTATTTGAGGTAGCCTTGTTGGAGCCTACTATTATAACCATGGGTCTTTCGTCCTGTCCACTCACAGCTTCATTTATTCCGCTCATCTGTTGGCTGGGCCCCGGGTACTGCCCCTCTTCAAATCCCAATTTAAGGTTTGGCTGACATGAGTTGTCTTCAGGCTTATCTAGGAACTCGACTGGCGTTTGCCCGGTTGTCATGACTGGGGCTTCTCCCACCACAGTGACGGAGATGTTGGATGTATCCACTTTCACTGTTGGTTGCAGGCACACGTCCTCCACCTTTTCTGGAATTACTTTTTCTCCCAGAACTGGTTTGATCGTGCCTATGTCCTCATTTACAAATGTGTAGGCAAGCCAAGTTGTCACGGTTGCGGCAGGGATCTCTTTCTCTTCCAGGTTGTTTTTGTGGACGAGTTCTATCAATCTGACTAGGTTGTGTATAGATAGGTCATAAGTAAAAGCACAGCCCTTCTTCATTTTTGTGAAGTACACCTTGTCCTTAGATATAGTGGCACAGTCTCTCTTTATCAGGTTTTTATAACTAGGTTGATCCCCCATGTAGGCTCCGCCACACCCTACCCCCGTGTGTTTCCTTAGGAGCCTGGTCAGAGTGGCATGGTCCATTTCCCATTTGTCAGTGGATACTACTGTCTTGCTGTTATCAAAATCAACTTTAACAGTCGTCCCCTTGTAGTAAAGTTCCATCTGACCCTCCATAATCACTCCTGGTCTGATTTCCTCCAAATTGTCATCATAATATTTGGTAACCCTGTAGTTATCAAACCCCCTTCCAAATTTATTTCTACAAAGAAATGAGCCTTCCTCCTCAAGCAGTCTTAACTCTCCACTACAGTTCTTGACCGCCTTCATTCTGTACCCACAAGGACATTTTGTCTCAACTCTGAGATAGTCGTCGCAGCGAAGTGTTATCCTGCGGTCGGATGGCGTCCAGTCACAACTAAATGGGGCGGGTGCCCAACTGATTGCTAATTTCCTGATGTTAACCTTGATGCTTTCATGGATCTTATTTAACATCTCCATAAGATAATTACTTGATAAATTTCTCATCTTCCCTTCACTGTCTACCCCTAGTAGCTCAACCGCTTCAAACATGATCAGAGTGAATAGGTTTCTTCCTGCTGTCCTTTCTGCTAGTTCCTTAGCTTCCCATCCTTTGTAGAAGACCCCGTACAGATGGTAAATCAACCTAAGAGGGTTTCCTACCGTTTGCACTGCTTCAAACAGGGCCATTATTATCTTTTCAGGGCTCTCTTTCACCAATTCATCAGTGGCAGCCTGGTCAAGAAAGTTTTTTACAAATACTTTCATCAATAGTGTCCTTTTCTGTTCACTTGACTCTATGGCATTGTGGGCGGCCACTGCACCCACTCCCAGCATCACAGCAATTCCAACCGATACAGGATTTTGTGACATTATTTCCATTGCTGCGCTAACTCCAGTGCCTAATAAGCCGTCACTTCTCCCACGCCTTATAGCTAGATAAGTCTTGTAGATGGCTGTGCTCAGGATGACAACACTCTCCAGCCGGGTAGGAGCAAACAACTTCAGTGCCTGAGATGCATATGGCAAGCAAGCCAATGCTGGTTCCACTATCTTTGCCAGGTTGTTGTAATTCCAGCTTTTGTACGTGTATGTAGCAAGGGCTGACACCAAGAGGCTAGCCACAAATTTCCTCCCTTCCTGTTGGGTCTCAGTATCCCCCGGGAACTGGGGTCTATTGATGATATAATAGACTACTAGATCAGTGGCAGCTTGTTTTATATGGTCGGACAGTGTCTCCCCCCCAAAAGCCAGCCATTTAATCACTAGGGTGGCAAATGCAGTCTCGTAGCCAAGTCTAGCCCCTATACTTTTGTACAAGGCTGTATGGGTACCCCACAGGCCATATCTGATTATTTCTTCCTTACTGTCTGCCAGAGAGTCGAGGAACCTTCTCACATAATCCGAGAGTGTATCCACTGAGTTCTTAAATGTGGGCGTCTCACGGATTTTTAATGCCTGTGTTTTCATGAATTCTACACCCTGTTTTGCGTAGTCAGCGACTGCCTCAGCATATTTTTGTATGTCATCTTGTGCCAGTTCCCTTAGTTCCGTCTCCTTCCCTTCCGTCCTAATGGCGTTGGGAGCGTATTGCATGGGAGTGGTGTCTTCCAGCCTATGGTCTTCTACCGTGTAGATGTCTGTGACGATTGGTATGTGCCTCTTGGATAATGCTTGATATCCAACGTACCCAAACAGTGCTACTAGTAGGGCATTTTCAGCCGCAGACAGGCCGGCTACTTGTTTTAATGCCCTGCTAGTCTCTACAGTGCTCTGGTTGCCAGGGTCTGGCCAATCTAACCCCAGCAATTCTACTGCCAGGTCTTCGTCTTCCGTGGCATATATGTATGCAGGCACATCATCCCCTAACTTCCTGGCGTTGAGAAAGGTGTAGTTGTCATAGCTGTCAGTTACTTCTCCATTTCTTATTTTTGGAAATAGAACTGGTACTTGTACCTCATAGCTGTTATAAGCGAGCTGGATTGGCTCAGGGTGGTCGGTTCTCGCCATTATATTCTTTACTGCTATGGGTAAATCCTCAGATATTAGTAAGTTATTAAGAATCTCCAGTTGAGTTATCATCAGGCTATCTTCTTCATATAAACTCCAGTCATAGTTCATTTCTCTAAATGACTTTGTTATGTTGATCCCATCTTCTATGCCGTATCGCTGGGCTTGTAGGAGGTCGTAGTGATAGTCCTTTGAGCCAGTTGCTGTTTCTTGGCTTCTATAATACCTACCTGGTTTTACTCTACCCACTCTACCTCGCCTTTGTGCCTGCTCGCCTATTGTGACGGCCATCCTTTTTAGCCCCGTCACTATAAATGGCATCTTGGAGGCGAGCCTTATCCTCTTCTCACACTTAAGCCCGGTGTCAACTACTACATCAAGGTCAGGTAGCGTCACCCCTGACTCTATAGCGTTTGTTGCTACAACCACATAAGGAGACTGTGAGGTAACTACCCTGAGATTTGCTGGGTCTTCACCGCTGTAGTAGTAACCAGAGTTATACCCTTTAGCTTTTAATTTCTTTGCTGTCTCCACTGCCATATTCCTGGTGGGCACAAACACCAGCATGTTGCCTTTCATTTCATCTGTTGGTATTTTTAACCCCGCTATGTCTAAGAACTCTGAGCCCAGGTCTTCACCTTTCATGACCTCGGGTGCAATGAATTCCTCAATTGGGTGTTTTTGCCCAGTCGTTGTCACTGTCCCAGCAGGGGTTGCGGTCATAGCCACAACTCTTAAGTTTTCAGAGAATCTGTGTATCTTCCCTATAATAGCTAGTTGTTCCGGGGTAGCACAGTGATACTCATCTAAGAAGATGTAAGAATACTCAACCATGGCTGCTCTAAGCTTGGGCTGAGGCATCTGACAGAAGTATCCATAAGAAGCATAGGTTATACCAGTAGCCATGTCTCCTTCCTTCATCTCGCCAATTCTCAGATTGAATGATATACTGGGGTGCTTTTGCCTCATATACTGGTATACAGACTCTGCTGCTGCTCTTAGTGGGATCAAGACGAGTATCCTCTTGTGCCGACCTATTTCTTCTATGACTGACCTAGGGAGCTCAGTGGTCTTTCCTGCACCTGTTGCTAAGGTTATCTGTTTAAATTCTCCTCTATTCATAGCTGTTATCTTCCTCACCAAGTCTGTTAAATCTGTGGTATTTTTGGATACAGTTTGTATTCCACTCATGAGTTTTGTGGGCTTTGATTCTTCATTTTTTCCAACCTTGACCCTACCTACGACCCGGCCGCTAGAAGCCTCGAAAATAGGCAACCCCGACCACCCTCTTAAGTTCTTGAGGTCAAAGAAAGCTGGTGTCCCCGAAGCTGTCACACAGGAAAACTCCCCCCCTGTCTTCTGCAAGTGAACCATAGCACCTTTAGTTCCTGCTATATTCACTGCCTCAGGGTTGAATACGTAGCACCTAGCTCCCTCAGGGCATCCAGAGTCCGTTTTGACGCCATACTCAGTTTCGTCGGTCATCTTGTTGTTGTTTTGACATACCACCCTTGTCCTACCCATGGAATCACAAACAAGCAGGTCTTTTCCAAATGTAACGTGGTCAACTGAACTGATGCCGCCTTGGTGAGTGTACGCCCATCCAGTTTCTAGCCCCCTCCTGATTTTCAGCAGTGACGTAGGGAACCTCACCGGTGCCCTTGGTGTCGTACCTCTAGGCATTATCCCGAAAAAGGCCGTCAGTTTGTCAGCTATGGTAGTGTGACACTTCTCGTGGTTTGTCACCTTCTTACACACTGCTGGGCCCCTCAACACCCAGCCTAAGTGTTCCAGGTCACCTACCTCGGCCCCCAGGTTTCCAACTAGAAGCAGCTTGACTTTGGTGGCTAGTATAGGTAAGTTTCTCAGAAATAGTTGACCTCTGGCCCTGTACTGGACATAACCTTTATGTTCTTCTCTAAATAGGCCATCTTCCTGGTCTTCCCTAAAGAATATCTTCTTATAATGTTTCTCTTCAAAATCTGCCAGGGTCATGCCACAGGATATTGGTGGCCCAAACCTCCCACATTTGGGGCAAGTCTCCCCTTTCCATGTTTTATCCTCACAGACGGTACACAGGATACAGTGTTTGCTTCTACTTAGAGTTGCAATTCTGACAAGGTTCACCAATTTGGGCATGCCGAATATTTCCTCCTCTCCATACCAGCTGGCTACCACCTCATTCCTGACCTTATGTTTAACTATAAGGCTCCTGACTCTGCTGGATAGTAGGTAGAATTTTTTTAACCCCCTGACCTCGTTGTTATCAAGAGTCCAGTTAGTCTCTATCAATGCTGCCATAAATCTGGATAGCAAGTTTGTTCCCCCTGCAACTTCTTCTATGATCTTCCTGTGGAGATAGTAGGATATCTCTAGTACCAAGTACAGCAGATAAATTAATTGCCACCTGCTACTAACACAGCTGATAAGGATGGCCTTTATTAGTGGCAACATGCCTTCAGTTGTATTGTCTGTTCGCTGCCTTGATGGAAATAGGTAAACCCCTTCACAGGATTGATCTACTTCGTAGACGTCAGACACCCTCTTGTACTTGATACCGCCAAGCCAGTTTCTCTCAGTTATAGTCTTTACTTCCCTTAGGTAATACAACTTGGTCAACTCATAGGTAGGTAACACCAATATCAGGGTTATAAGATCTGCCCACATTGTCATTGCCATCATGAGTATAGGAATCCCCTGCAATAATGCCCCTGCAATATCCAGATTCCACCTCGTTACTATGGCTGCAGATATCAGGTAGGTCAAAACAAAGAATAGAGGTCTGCTGGATGGTATTTCTGGGGCGTGTATTTCAATTTCCCCGAGTCCTTTTAGTGCTCTTATTAGAAAGATCCCAGACACTGTGCTGATCAAGAACTGCAACCAAACTTTGTGCCTGTAGTAATCACTAATGAAGGTCCACATTAGTAGCACTGTTGTTACGGTCGCTATGGCCAAGTCTGTTGCTAGCCCACCTGCCAGCCCCGTAGTCCTCAAGGTTACAACAGTTATTATAAGTGGTATTGTCGTGGGGTCTCTTCTGGCAATCAGCATCGACACTACTATGCCAACAGTTACTAGGAACTGCAAGTCGAGCCCAGCCTGTCCACCTTCCCCGCTTTCGGCACCATTGACTGCCCCACTAAGCATGAGTACCCCTACGGTGGCCGTTTTCATGGGATTGTTAGTTAAGGCATGGTATAGTAGCAGTATCCACTTCTTGATGGGTTCATCTCTGATTACTAGGTATAGCAGTAGGAAATAAACCACCACCTCAAGGTCTTCATGGGTTATCAGATTTCCTATCAGTACCACTTCACCTTGCCCAAGTTGCAAGCCAGATGCCATCTGATCAGTAAGAACGATGTAAACCACCATCAGCCACAAGACATACCTCCCACCCAGTAAGGCCACTACCACCACCACTATGAACTCTGCAAAATAGTCTGTGTGGTGGTCAGTCACATCCAGGTCGAACCAATACTGGTATTCACCCTTAAGCATGTATTGTTGAAAGTAGCTGTCCCTTGGTTCGTAGTATTTGTTCTTCAGGGTTTTGGTGTAGTTGAACGTGCAAGCTGTTTTACTGATGGGACCTTCACTGGATATAATCTCCTTAGGTCTGCAAGGCATTGGCCCCAGTTTGTCATCAACTGGATACACTTTTATTTTGGTCTTGCCTATTAGGCACTCATGGCTACCTGTCTGGTCTATTATCACCCCATGTCTGTTACATGTGGTTCCATCCACCAGTCTATATCCAGTTTCATTGCTCAAGACACATTTCCCTATGGGATAATGAGGTAAGTCTTCCGGTGTCTCAAAGGTGAACCCGCACCATTTGCAGTTCTTCACTTGCCCCCCCCTATAGGCAACTTGTTCCCCTGGTATACATGTCCAGTTTCCCCCCAGTTTGCAATGGAAGAGATCCTCTCCGATCACTTTGGTGTCAACACAGTATTTCCTAGATGGGAATGGCTTATCTCTCCTGAACACCTTCACGACTTCGGTGTGCAGAGTGGACTCACTTATCACTGTACATTCCACTACCCCAGTCCACCCAATTGGGCAAACGAGATTGAAAGCACTACCGTTCAGAAGGGTTGCGTTATACTTCCCCTTAACAACTGGTTTTGAGTCGCACGGGCACAGCCCAAACTCAAAATTGTCTTCCATTGTGATTTCTCTGGCGCCTGGTTGTTGTCCTACCTTCTCAAAGACCACTGAAGTAGGTAGGGCTTGTGCATGCAATTTTGCCAGGTACCTTGTTCCCATGTCACAGTGGAATCTAAAAGTGAAGAAACCAGATTTGCATACTGCTCTCAGTAATCCATCATCAAGTTCAAAATTGTTTTTGTATTCCCTCCAAGTGGTGGTCAAGCCTTCAGCACCAAGCAACCCCACATCAGTTGTTTTTGCTATAGCATACCTATAGTTTTTCTCACAAGTAAATTGCCCTTGCGCCCCTGTTACCAACAACAGCCATATTATGCCTTGTATGACCTGTCCCCGTAATACCTTAATAAGGCATATGAGGAAAGCTGTAGTTGATGCGCTGTTCCAAACTCTTGTCAAGTCTCTTAGAGCCCTCAAGGCGAGTTTTATGACCTGCCCCACTTCTTCAAATAGTAGGACCACTGTTGTCTCGTAAGGCCACCAGTCCGGCCTGATGCAAACATACTTACCAATGTTCCAGACTGATGAGGGCACGACGTCTTCTGTTCTAAGACCAATGGTCAGGTTTAACTGATTCTTATCACAGTCTTTGGGGTTCTCATAAGACTGGGGGATGGTGAAATGAAGAACCAAGTATATTGCACTAGCCGTTTCTGGGGCGAAGTCTGATAACACAACAAGAGATAGCAACAGAAATTCTGAAATATGCCCTCCCATCTCATGTAGTATCTTCCCATCCTCGGCATTCGTGTCAAATTTCCCTGGGCCTATTATCTTGGTGTTCCTTGGTAGGCAAGCAGGGGTGCAGTTATTAGTGTACCAGATATATCCTATCCTCCTTGTCACATTGCAATATGGCGACTGGGCATGTGCGCCGAACCAAGTTTTGCTCTTATGTTCGAGTTTCTTCCCCATTATGCCCAGCTGCTTCCCCAGCCATGATGTTAGCTTGGCGGCACCTTGTCTGGCATTTTCTACGGTGTTTGTGACTCCGTCAACGACGTACAAAGCCGTGTCCTGGAAGAGGTTACCACACCCATTATCCCCATATAAGATGTCCTCCGCAGAGACGTTGAAGTTGCAGGGGCTCTCCATAATGATACCCGCAAAAGAAAACTTCTTACCCTTCTTGCACCCCGTTAGGGTTGTTGGTCTATCCCTCGCTTGTGTGACAACATTTAGATCACTTTCCTTGTCATACCTGCAAGTGACTGCACACTCCTTATCGGGTTGGCCCTCAGTGAGGTTAGCCTGGGTTTTGTTCATTAGCCAGATCCATGGTTCTATGTTATACCAATTACACCACCCGTGTTTGTTCCACTCATGGCGTTGAAGTCTGCAGCACGTGTAGTTGGTTCTCTCACTGGCATCCATCATCCCTTGTATTCCTTTGAGCTCTACGTCGGTGGCTAGATGGGTTGGCACTCCTGCGCAGATTCTTTCTGGCCATATACCGTGTAGACTCCTATTTACCCCTCTTTGGTACATCACATGTTGGATTCCAGTAGTCCCATTGTCACTTAGGTTCCACTGGGTTATATTTTCAGCCATTACTGGGTGATATACTAGAATGGCTATAACTGCCCAAGCTAATAAAGCTTTCTCCAGCTTCTTCCTCGATTCAGGTGGTTTGTTTTTGTTGTGGTACAGACCATCTTGTGTGTTTTTTCCCTTCACCTTACCTTTCTTTTTTACCTGATATTTGACTCCTTCTACTACGATGGTGGCATCAGGAGGCTTCACCTTGCTATCCTTTTCATTCTCTCTCGGGGATATTTTCATAGCTCCTTGCTTAATTCTGTCTGGTTTCTTCTGGCTTTTCTCTTTGTCTTTATTGTCATCAGAGCAACTTGTTACCCACAGTGGACTGTCCATGACGTTTTTTACCCACTTCAAGGTCTTACTCTCACCTCTCTTAGCTAACTTCACCAGTATGCAACCATCTATACAAACATACAGATGGTAGAGCCTCCCATCACTTCCAGTCACCCTTCCAATTCTTTTCGTGGTTTCGCAGAACTGGGTTTCAGCAAATAGTTCTAATGGTGCTCTGTGGTAGACTGGGCCTGCATAATCTTGGTAGTAAATCGGACCTGGTTTTATGTAAATTCCACTTACCGGTCCTAGTTGATTGCCACTCCTACAATCTCCCTTACGTGGAAGTTTTTCCAGAGTTGTCCTCACCTCCCCCCTACCCCTGTCATGGGGCAACTTCAGGGTCGACTGCGGGTGTATTTCGCTAGTCTCCCCAAATAAGGGCACTCCCGCGGCATTGTATACCGGCTCCTCTACTCCTGCTGGTTTTTGTTTGCTTGTTTTGTATAGAAAATAAAAATTGTTCAACTCCATGTTCCATGTACAGCAGAGATTTTTATACTAGCCTGTCAGTGGGCCTCTGCAGCGCCCTATCAGGCTGTACTCCCAGCACCCAAAGATGGGTACTTTCACCTGGACGACCCCCGTCCAGGTTAAGGTGTGTCTTGGGCATGCCCTCGTCCACGTAGCATCTCAAGGCTGGGGTTTACCAGCGTTGAACTACTGACGACTGTTCTGTACTCAGAACTTAGACCTCCCAGGGAGCTCACCACTGTGGCTAGTCCATCCGTCTGCTAGTCCTACTAGAGGTATGGTTAACCCCGTTCGGCCGTCGCTGGATGGGGACCCTATCCGAATTTTTAAATTTGCTACGTCCAATTTGTACACGAGTATGAGCTAATCTCGTATAC